GGCTTAAAAACGCGCCGGCGAAATGCCGCCCGGGGGGCTGAAGCCGCATGACAGCGCTCGCCGTTGCCTATCGCCCCGTGGCCGATCTCGCCCCGTATGCGCGGAACGCGCGCACGCATTCGGCCGATCAGGTGGGCCAGCTGGCGGCGGCAATCCTCGAGTTCGGCTGGACGAACCCGGTGCTGGCCGACGCGCAAGGGATCGTCGCGGGCCATGGCCGCGTGCTGGCCGCGCGCAAGCTCTACGCGGAGGGGCACACGCTGCGCCGGCCGAATGGCGAGCCGATTCCCCCAGGCTGCGTGCCGACGATCGATTGCAGCGGCTGGACGGAGGCGGCGCGGCGCGCCTACATCCTGGCGGACAACAAGCTCGCGCAAAACGCGGGCTGGGATGACGCGCTGCTGATTTCCGAGCTCGAGGTGCTGAAGAGCTCCGACTTCGTGCTCTCCGTCATCGGCTTCAGCGACGACGAGCTCGCGGCGATGCTGGGCGGCGGCGCGAGCTCGAGCAGCGGCAGCAGCGCGGGCAGCCTGACGGAAAAGTTCATGCTGGCGCCGTTCTCCGTGCTCAACGCGCGCGATGGCTGGTGGCAGGAGCGCAAGCGCGCGTGGCTCTCGCTCGGGATCCGGAGCGAGCTCGGGCGCGACGCGGCGCCGGGCGGCTCGCCGATGGTCTCGGGCTACTCGGCGAGCGGCGAGCGGCTGACGGGCACGGCGGCAAGCGAGAGCGGCACCAGCGTCTTCGACCCTGTGCTCTGCGAGCTCGCTTACCGCTGGTTCTCGCCGCCCGGGGGCCTGGTGCTCGATCCCTTCGCCGGCGGCAGCGTGCGCGGCATCGTCGCGGCCAAGCTGGGCCGGCGCTACGTGGGGCTCGAGCTCCGCGCCGAGCAGGTCGAAGCGAACCGCGAGCAGGGCGCGAGCATCTGCGCCGGCGCGGAGCATCCGCCGGCCTGGATCGCGGGCGACTCGAGGCGCATCGACGAGGCCTGCGCGACGGTCGAGGCCGACATGCTCTTCAGCTGCCCGCCCTATGCGGATCTCGAGCGCTACAGCGACGATCCGGCCGACCTCTCGACGATGCCCTACAGCGATTTCCTCGCGGCCTACCGCGAGATCATCGCGAAGGCCTGCGCGCGGCTCGCGCCGGCGAGCTTCGCCTGCTTCGTGGTCGGCGAGATCCGCGACCGGAAGGGCAACTACCGCGACTTCGTTGGCGATACCGTCCAGGCCTTCCGCGACGCAGGCCTGAGCTTCTACAACGAAGCCATCCTCATCACCGCTGTCGGATCGCTGCCAATCAGGGTGGGCAAGCAGTTCAGCAGCAGCCGCAAGCTCGGGAAGACGCATCAGAACGTCCTCGTCTTCTGCAAGGGGGACGGAGCTCGAGCCGCTGCGCGCTGCGGAGAGGTCGAGATCGACGCCTCGCTCTTCGCGCCCGAGGCTGAAACCGCCCGCGAAGGCGGCGACGGCGAGGAGGGGCGCTACGGTGTTCCGCTCTGATGCCCTCGCTTCCGCCGCCGCGCGTCGAGCGCATCGGGCGCTTCCATGTGGTGCGCGACGACCTGCTGCCGGGCGGCTCGAAGATGCGCTACATGCTGCCGCTGCTGGCGGCGCGGCCGGAGCGGGAAATCTGCTACGCCTCGCCGGCGGAGGGCTTCGCGCAGATCGCGCTCGCGCACTGCTGCGCCGCGCTGGGCAAGCAGGCCGTGGTCTTCGTCGCTCAGCGCAAGCAGCCGCACCGGCGGACGCTGGCGGCGCATGCGGCCGGCGCGCGCGTCTTTCAGGTGCCGAACGGCCGCCTCAACGTGGTTCAGGCCAGGGCGCGGCTCTATGCGGCCGACAAGGCCGCGCACCTGATCCCCTGGGGGGTGGACATCCCCGAGGCGCTGCAGGCCTTCTCAGAGGCCGCACGCTCGATTCCGCTGCAGCCGCTGGAGGTCTGGGCCTGCAGCGGCAGCGGCGCGCTGATCCGCGGGCTGCAGCTGGCATGGCCGCAGGCCTCGTTCCATGCCGTGCAGGTCGGCGCGCTGCCGAACGTGGGCGCCGCGCGCCTGTGGAAGGCGCCGGAGGCCTATGGCGAGCCGGCGCGGCAGCCGCCGCCCTGGCCGTCCTGCGACAACTACGACGCGAAGGTCTGGCAGTTCGCCAGCCGGCACGCGGCCGACGAGGCGCTGCTATGGAACGTCGCGCCCTAGCGCGCCGGGCGATCGAGCTTGTAGGCCTCGATCAGCGCCGCCCGGCCGGCTGCGATGCAGGCCTGCGGATCGCGCTTGACCTGCTGCAGAAAGCGCGGGTTCGTGAATGCCATGTGGGCATCCAGCACGGCGCCGCGGATCTTGCCCAGCTGGGGGAAGCGCGCAGCGATGGCGATCGCCTCGCGCCAGTCATCGCGCGCCGCGGCGGCCTTCAGGGTCTCAAGCTTGGTCATTTCCGGATCCTTGGTGGCGGACGGCGCCACGATATCCGGAAACCGGCAGGAATGGTCGGCTGAAGCCATGGCAACCCGCGGAAGAAAGCCGACTCCCCTGCACTTGGTGGCAGTCAGGGGAAACCCGAGGCAGCACAAGCTGCCGGATCTGGACAAGGCGCTGAAGCCGCCGCTTGAGGAGCCGCAGCCGCCGGCGCACCTGAGCGACGAGGCGAAGGTCGAGTGGGGCCGGATCGTCGGCGTGCTCTTCACGCTGAAGCTGATGACGAGCCTGGACCGGGCGGCGCTCGGCGCCTACTGCCAAGCCTACGGGCGCTGGGTGCAGGCCGAGCGCGCGCTCGCGCAGATGGCGGAAAAGGACGCGACCAACAAAGCGCTGATGATTCGCACCACCGGAGGAAACGCGATTCAAAACCCGCTGGCCGGCATCGCCAACAAGGCAATGGCCGACATGATGCGATACGCCGTCGAGTTCGGCATGACGCCCAGCGCTCGAGCGCGGCTGCAGGCCGGCGGCGAGGCCGGGCAGGAGAACCCCTTCGATGCCTTCCGCGGCAAAGCCAGCTGACTACGCCGCGCGGGCGCTGGCCTATGCCAAGCGCGCAGCGGATCCGAAGCACCGGAGGAAATTCGGGAAGTGGATCCGGCTGGCCGCACAGCGATTCCTGCGCGACCTCGAGCGCGCGAAGGGAAAGGACGCGCCCTTCGTCTTCAGCGCCGAGCGCGCCGCGCACGCCTGCGGCTTCATCGAGTGCCTGCCGCACGTCGAAGGCAAGTGGAAGAACCCGGACGGGAGCGAGCAGAAGACGATCCGGCTGCACGAGTCGGACCTGTTCTTCATCGCGCAGCTGTTCGGCTTCCGCAAGCATGACGGCAGCCGGCGCTTTTCGACCGCGCTGAAAGCGACGGCGCGCAAGAACGCGAAGAGCACGATCGCCGGCGCGATCGGGCTCTACTGCGAGGCCTGCGACGACGAGCTCGGGCCGCAGATCATTTCCGGCGCGACCACGGGATCCCAGGCGCGCGTGATCTTCAACATCGCGAAGCGCATGGTCGAGACGTCCTCCGCGCTGCGCTCGGCCTTCAAGATGGAGGCCTTCGCAAACGCGATCCCCTGCTACGCGAACGGCGGCACCTTCAAGCCGATCAACGCGAAGGCATCGACGCAGGATGGGCTCAACCCCTCGGTGGTGCTGCTGGACGAGATCCACGCGCACAAGACGCACGATCTCGTCAACGTGCTGCGCTCCGCCTCTGGCGCGCGCTCCGATCCGCTGTTCCTCTACACGACGACCGAGGGCTACGAATCGCCCGGGCCCTGGCCGGAGCTCCGCCACTTCGCATCGCAGGTGCTCGAGGGCGTGATCGAGGCCGACCACTTTCTCGTCGTCTGGTACGCCGTGGACGAAGAGGATCGCGAGGCCGGGATCAAGGCGGATGACGATTTCGATGAGGCCGCGTGGATCAAGGCGAATCCGCTGATGGAGGTGAACCCGTTCCTGCTCGCGGAAATGCGCAAGCTCGCAATTGAGGCGAAGGCAATGCCGGGCGCGCACGCGGAGTTCAAGATTAAGCGCTTGAACCGCGCCGCCTCCGTCGCCGGCGGCTGGACGAACCTGACCAAGTGGAAGGCCTGCGGCGGGCCAGTCGATCTCGACGCGCTGCGGCGCTTCCCCTGCTGGGGCGGGCTCGACCTCGCGAGCGTGAGCGACCTCTCGAGCTTCCGGCTCGTCTGGCTCGTCAATAGCCGCTGGTTCACGCACGGCTGGCGCTTCGTGCCGCACGCTGCGGTCAAGCGCCGCACCGAGCGCGGCCTGGTGCCGTATGCGGCGTGGGTGCAGTCGAAGCACCTGATCGTCGCCGGCGACGAGGTGACCGACTACGACATCGTGCACGAGCACATCCTCGCCGCGCGCGACTACTTCCAGATCCAGGCGATTGGCTACGACTCGTGGAACGCCGCGCAGCTGGTGCGCAAGCTCGAGGAGGATGCCGTCCCCATGCAGCAGTTCATTCAGGGGCCGAAGAGCTACCACCCCGCGATGCAGGCGCTCGAGCGCGCTTACGTTTCCGGCAACCTGAGCCACGGGAATGACCCCGTGCT